TTTACGAGTTTGAATTTTGCCTTAGCAACAGCTCCAGGATGAGGCTTGTAATCACCTTTCATCAAAAAGTAACGACCTCTTTCCTCCATCCAGTGGTAACCCTTCGGAGGATCTACTGACATGGACTTTTGTGAGATCTTAAGCTTCCCTCCTTTGTTGTACTTGACAGAGTTCATCAGCAGTTCCACTTTCTGAGAGCAAGCGCCTTGCGTGTGGGCTTACCATTTGGTTTTTTCATAGGCCCCTTCATGCCACTCATTCGGGCGCAAAAGGACTTGCGACGCTTAGCAGCCTTGCTGCCAGCCTTAAGCTTAGAAGGAGGTGTGGTTACTGCTGTCTTGAGCTTACTGCCTGGGTTAGCTCTTCTGTACGCGGCAACACCCGCAGCTGTGAGTCCACCAGATCTGCTCTTGTGAACACCCATCTTCATCTTGGGCATAACCCCTTTCTTCTTTACTTTTGGCATAATACAAATATAGTATTACTTTGTTATACTAATTTCTATGCTCTTTATCCTGTACGATCCAGAACCGTCACAGTCCATGGAGAAGAACATAGTCCAGTCAGATTCGTTGGTCACGGAAGATGTCCCAGAGAAAGCAATGTTTTGATTGGTGCCATTCACAGTTACAGAGCTCGCGCTTGCAAACTGATTATCTGGGCCGTCGAGAGATACCGTAGCATCCTGATCTGCGCTTACAACCACAACCACCCTGTAGTACACTTCAGCTCCAGTAGAAAGGTTTCTGAGCTCAAGAGTATGATTGGTCCCTCTTACGGTGTCATCTGCGTTTCCAATGCATACAGACTCCGACACAAGGTTGTTGTCAATCCTTCCGTATGGAGCCACAGGAAATCTCATGTAGCTCACATCTCCGTTGAAGTTTGTGTTTGTTGAGTAGTTAACAAGCTTGAATGATCTCGAACCCCTTCCGTTAAACACCTCTTCGAGATATGACTTTACGCCTTCGGCGGTTCCAATACTCGTCCCGTCTTTCCTTGTGATTTTAGAGTGTCTGATTTTATGAAACAAAACCTCGGAATCAGACAGCCGTGTAATTTTCAAGAATTGAGTAGAATCAGTCACGACGATGACAGAAAGGTCACCAACCTCGTAAACCTTCTTTCTCAACCCAGAGTCTTCAAAGACTACTTTGTTAGACTCTTCATATACCTTGAATATCATACTAAGGATTGATTTTTATATCGATACTTGACTCCAGTGATGACCACCTTTTTTGCGTTATCTCTAAACTGAATGCCAAAAATTCCCAAATACAAAGGCTGTCCCTCATTTGTTTGAGAAGGGCAAGAGATCGCTCCCTGCGTAATTGAATCAGAGTAAAAACACTCGTATTCGTAAAAATCTCTAGTGAAAGAAAATTCCTGATAATTAACCTGATTCTCTTCGTCCCACTCAGAATTAGATCCCATATTTACAACCCCGAGGGCATACACGTAATCAGTAGTCGGATATATATCGTAAGCTCCATCTGTCGTTCCAGTAGCTCTTAAAAATAAAGGAACGATAGGCTCGTCCCCACTTTCACACGTTACAAATCCTTTTACTGTAACCTCAAGTCTAGCATTAGCGCTGAGATATTTTGAGCTTACATCACTCCTGTCGTTGAGTCTTGTGAAGTCATTTGTATATGAATAACCAGAATGCCAAGACGGAGTTTGAGATGTGTTCCCCCCCAATTCAGAAGAATCAACGAACTCAACTGTCTCAAACGCGGACATAGAAGAAGTATTCTCATAAAGAGCCTCTGACTTAAATATATCCTCAAATATAACAGCCTCACCTGGCAAGTTGCTGTTTGTCAAAATGTGATCAAAATCAGGACCTGCAATTACGACTTTATTAAAGGCAGGCATATCCCTGTTAGGGATAGATGCAGATTCATCACCTGAATACAATGTTCCGCCATTTGAAGTATGAGGTAGAAAATCGTTAATATGGTATGTGTGGAGTCTCCAGAATATATCAGCGTAATTGAGGTTTTCAGAAAAACCATCACCAAAAAGAAAGCTTGTTAAAGCGCTTCCGCTTGAGTAGTTTATAAATACAGGCTTACTTGTAAAGTCTATTTCTCCAAATGAAGAATTTGAAGTGGTGTTTGGAACAACTCCACCAAGATTCCCCTGAAGGAAGTTTTGAACAACAATTCCTTCTCCAGCTATCTCTGAATCGTACCCAGAGTGATAAGACATCTGAGAGTCTAACGCTGGATCAAAAGAATCATCAGATACACAAGGTCCGAATGCAGTAAGAAACTCCAAAAAGGCTTCTGTAGATACAGCACCCTCAGAAGTCAAAGAAGACCCAGTTGCATTCACAAAAAAGTTTTGAATCTGACCACTGGTAAGCATAGGAGCCGTAATGTTTACAACTCCATCTCCACATATTGCCCCGTTAGATATGGCCGCTATGGAAGAAAGAACAGTAGCTAGGTTTGATATAGTCAACTGAAAAGAAGAATCTCTTTTTGCGTCATATATCAATACGGAGAATTGACCTGGATTCGAGATTATTTCACTCGTTCCGAAAACAGTAGCACTAGGGTAAGCGCTGAACTGCATAATCATTTCATAAAAACTCCTAGTTACAGCCGCCGTTGGGGTTGAGTTTTGAGCGCTATATCCAAAAACATCACTGTCATTTGCTATGCCATTGTCTCTAACAGACTGTACAAGACTAAACACATCACTATCAAGACCACCAGTGACACTTCCGTCTCCGTTCAAATCTGGAACAGCCCAACTATTGCTCCCGACAGAAACTATCTCAAAGTCATCCTGATCATATTTAACACCATTGATGACGATTGAAAAGTTTTCAGAGTTGTCTACCTTTTTGTATATATACCCACCTTCTGCAAAATCGCTAAGAACGTAAACTGGATTCCCGTCCTGGCCAAAGTCTCTTAGCTCGTCGACATTCGCAGGTTTGTAGTACATCCTTGGAAAGTCCCAAACTGAATTAGAGTTATCGTAGGCTGGGTTGTTGGCGAATATAAATCCATCTTTCACAAACCTTTTAGAAGGGTTTATTGTGAGGTCTCCGCTGTCTAGGGAGTACCTTAGCTGGCCCTTTCCGTATTTGTAGTTTATAGATTCACTAGACCCTTCGAGAATGTTTTTGAAAGAAAGAGACGTCCTGTGAAACCCGTAGATCGGCTGATCTTCGAGAATCGACAGGACGCTTGAGTTGGGCGTAAGGCTCTTGAGCCTATCAGACAGTATCGTCGACATCTACGGCAAGCTTTATGAACGGCAAGCACATAGACATCACTTGAGGAGAAACTTGAATGTCACATTCAGAAAGGTCGACTGGAGTCAACTCGCGATCGACTTCCTCATCCAAAAGCTTCTTGATTCCTTCCTGGAACTCAGTCATCTCTTCTTCTGGAACGTCTTCTCCTTTGGCTACGTACTTTGCCTGTATGTTGGTAATCTGTTCTTGACGGAAATCAACAAAGGGCTGAGTGATCTCTTTGATCTCCTTAATCATAGAAGCAATCTTAAAAGAAACAGCCATTGGAAGTTTTTCACGGCTGATAGCTGAGAAGCCTTCGAGAGCTTCAAGGTAGTTAAGTAAGGTCATTGAATTTAAATTTTAGCTAAGATAATCAATGTCAGCAGACCATCCTAACAAAAAGCTGATTTGCTACAGTCGTATCAGCAGGGGAAGTCAGCTGAAGGTACCCAGTGCTAAAGATGATTTCGACGTAATCTTGAGAGTCTGTGATCTTGGTCTTAACCATGATCTCTTCGTACTCAGCATCAGTGTCAATGACTCCATCATGGTTTGTTTTTCTAAAAACTCTCACTATAGGAATCTCATCTTCAAAGAGCCCACCGTGGAATACCTTAATTGTGGCAGTGCCTGCATCATCGTCTGTTGTGATGTCAGCACCTCCGAGATCAACTTGAGCAGCAATCACTCTAGCCACACGAACGTAAGTATTGGCCTTTTGGTTTGATGCGTCGGTGTCGTTGTCGGTTTCGGTGTCATCCCAACCGTAGTCATCTTGGTGAGCGTTGCCACCACCCGTTACATCTGCAGTGGCCTGATCAAAAGAAGCCCACTCAAACAGCAAACCTGGATCGACACTGTACTTTGTCTTTATGTACTTGTCGGTAATATTAGACACTGAGGGGTCTGTTCCTACCCAGTTATCAGAGTCGTCGAAAGCTCCGTTCAAGTGATCAAGAGCGAAAATAGATGGCTTTCCAAAGTGCAGAGCCTGAGCGTCTGGAAGGAAGAAGTTCTCAACCATACGCATCGTGCCAGCGAGCCTACCTACGTGATCTGTGCCGTCGTAATCCTGATCAGCATTCACGATGGTGTCAGGATCAGTGGTAGTTACAAGCTCGGGAGAGCCGTCCTGAGTAACCCAACGAAGCAAGGACTTGTTCCAGTACAACAGCTTGTGAGTAGAGAGATCAAAGTCGTCATCTTCGTTGGCATAGTCTTCGTCGTAATACCCCGTATTCACAACAAAGCCAGCATTTTGAGCTCTGTAATACTCAGACTCGTTTTCTGTACCTGCATCTGGATCGGCAGAAGGATCAGCAAGCTGCAAGAAGGTGTCCGTCGTGCTGATGTTGGCGGTGGTATACGTATTGGTAGCGTTGATTGTGTTCACGTTCAACGTATCCATAGTGACGCTGTTGCCAGGTCCAGCAGGGAATGTAAAGTTGCTGCCAGAAAAAGTAAGACCTGAGTCCTGAAGCTCTCCTACTTCGCTACCGTTGCCAGCTGGGTCTCCATTCCAACTCATAACAGCCCCAGTAGTGAGAGAACCTGCGTTCTTGAAAGCAAAGGTTACACTATCCTCGGGATCCCCTTCAGTGAATGAAAGCGCCATGCCATCACCAGAAAGGAAGTCTACAGTACCTGTGTCGGTGCTAGACCCACCGTCAATCTTAATGACAAAGTCTGAGTCGAAGGTTAGCTTTTCCCAATCATCAGCCACGTTACCCGTAGCGGGAACAGATGTGCCAGATGTCGAACCAGTGTAGTAATACCACCCTTCTGAACTGTCGTCATTTGTGTCTACGTAAACAAACGTAGAAAAAGGCTTCAAAAAATCCAGTGGAACGTCTTCAAGCGCGTCGATAGAGCCGACCTTTGTTCTAAATCCGCCTCTAAGCCCCTGAGAGTCTAAAGCAGCTGCAAGAACGCTAGAGTGCTCTAGTATTGATGTAATCTGTGTAGCCATATTTTTATGCCAGTGAATCTATTTTAAACAAAACTCTCTTTGTCAAAGAGTTGCATGCACCAGAAGTGTCCATCGTGGATACTACGTATTGCTTAGTAGCTCCATAAGAGTTTGTAATACTCAAGGTTCCGAACTGAGTGCCCTCAGTATTACCCTGTGGTCTAAAGTCAGTAACAATAGATAGTCCATAATTTCTCGTGCCTGTTCCGCCATCGGGGACAGCAAGAACAAACCTGGTGTCAGAGTTTCCCTGAAGGGCGTCAGGCCATGAGTCAGGCCTATCAGTTCCACCCTCATCTGCTTCTGGTGAATTATGAATCCATCCAAAGTTGTTTGTAAACATGTCATTAGTCCTGTGATAAAGACCAATAACATTATAGTTGTTGTTGATGGTTCCAGCGCTCGTGGCCACGGCCTTTAATTCAGCCGCACCATCGCTGCCAATCGGTACGTTAGAGTTTGAACCCTGAGAGGAGTCATAAAAAAGCTGAACGTTATAAGTGCTATCGGCATATCCAAGATTCTCTACAAGAAGAGGAAAAGACTCTCTCCCCACAAGCTGTGTTCCGTAACTAACGTAAAGTTGATGGGAGTTACCAGGAGCAACCGAAGGACTGTCCTTTATGAGGCCACCTGGAGTACAGGACAAACCCTGTATAATAGCTGAAGTTATAGTGTAGTCACTATAGTTAAGGGCGAACGTACCCCCGCCAATATCTGCAAATCCAGCAAAAATTGGGAACCTATAGCGGGTTCCTCTGTGGATGTCGGTTGTTTCTCCTGCTTCTTGTTGAGATGCAGGAAAAGTCGCAAGCAAGGAGCTTCCAGAAGCATCCGTATAAACCACTCTGTATTGAGTTTGATCAACTGTTGTGACGTCCCACCCAGTGTTACTCAGGGTAAATGACCCGCTGTACGACGTTCCCGTACCTCCAGAAGCCAATATTGGGTCGTTTCCAGTGACTCCGCTGCTTACAACGTTGCCCCAAGAACCAAAAACACCGTTTACCTGATTTCTGTACTGAATACTGTAGGCCGTTATTGCTAAGCCGCTACCATTTTGGTTTCCGTTTGCAGTACTAGCCGTTAAGCTCCAGTCTATTGTATTTGAGAAGTTCCCCTTACTCCTAAGGTATGATCCGTGCCAATTATCAGGTTGACCTATATTCTCAGAAGTCTCATCATCACTAGCGTTGATTACTAATGAAGTTGTATTTGGTACGTAATCTCCTGGCAAAAACTCTTTTACAGTAGAAATCATTCGAACTGGAGATCCAGGAGTAACACTACCACTAGCTCCAGAAATATCGGGTTCATCAGAGTTATCTCTAACTTCAACCTTGATTTCCAATCCCTCAAATTGAGCGACATCTGCGACAGAAACAGTAAAGGTTGTAGCATTTGTGTTTATATACGGAGTCACAGAGTCAGTGAAGGTGCCGTCAGGGAAGTCGACGTCTGAATCTCCTACTGGTATCCATTGATTGTTTTGAGATTCTCTGTAAAAAATCCTAAAAGACGTAGGAACAATGTTGTCTCCATTTTCGTTTAAAGAATCGTAGTTAATTGCCGTTACTCCAATAGGTACGGCGTTAACTGTAATGCTGTCCTGATAAAACTGAATTCCTCCTCCAGTAACAGTGAATAGGAATAAAGAATCTATGTCATCTTCATAAGGGAGGATCTGAAGAAGAGCTCTTTCTATTATTTCAAGAGCAGTCAATCCAGAAGAGTCAGAAGCTGTTACAACCTCATCGCCCTTTTTGAACTTTCCAAACGTTCTTGGGGGATTTGTGATAAGTTCGTTAATCTTGGTTCTGAGCTCATTCAGTGTTGCAACAATATTTGCTTCATTGGAATCGGTGGAGTCATAGGCAGTACTAATTTGAACGGGACCTCCGTTAATGTTCGCAGCAAGCACATCTGTCCTCTTCTTAATTGTTCCAATCTCAATCCACTCGCTGGTACTGCCAGTATCTTCCCAAGAGCCAGCAACTATGTCGTCTCCATTGGCAGTGTGCTCTTCAATGTCTTGATTAAGCGCTCCTGGCCAGCAATACAAAATACCAGCGTTCTTATCGAGGACAAGCGATCCAGGAGACCTCTTAGCCTTAGGGATTCCGATAACACCGTTGTTGGGGCTTACTGAATCATCGTCAAAATCAGAAACAAAAAGAAGGCCTTTTGCATTGTTCTCTATCAGATCAACAATAGGCCGATTTGCATTGATATTTTCTAGTATATCGCCAAACTTAATTGCCATATTAGGATACTTTTACTCTTAGTGAGGATTTCGATTTAAGGGCTCCAGGTTGTTTGGAGCGATACAAATATACGTTATATTCATCAAGGCCTAATAAGCCAGCATAGGCTGGAAATGGGTCTTCTCTTATAAGTTCGAACGAATCAGTCATATCAGCAGTGCCTACGCCATCAACCATTTCTGTTATTGTTTCTAATGTAAAAGAAACTGGAACTGAAATTATGCAAGACTTAGTGTAATCTTCAGAATGACTTGACCCCTCCAGTATAGAAGCTCTTTCGGCTCTTTCGTGCCCCCCATCATAGTCAGATCCTTGCCCATCCTTAAGGATTCCAAAAGCGTCATTTCCATGAGCTATTATCTCATCGGCAGTAAGGGTGGTGGTAAAGAGGGCAATGGGATTTACTTTGTATATGGGTGCTATCTTTTCGTAGTACTCGTTTTCGGAGTAATACACCCTTATCTTGATGGAGTCTGAATTACCGCTTGAAGACCATTGAATAACAGAAGAACCAGTTATATCAACGAACTCTACATTTCCAGATAGTTCTGCTGATTGAGCAATGTTGTTACCGTTGTAGTAAAGTTCAACTCTAGAACCTTGGAAAATTTGATCACCTCTCTCAAAAAAGGCTCTAAAGCTTTTTAGCTGAAAATTAGACCCGTTGAGGACGTAGTTTGAAACACCAGAACCCAAGTACTCAAGCTGAAGGTCATAGTCGTAGATAAAAGGCTTTTGAGGATTTAGGATGTCAACGATAGCTCTCTGTATAGAGCTCCCATCCTGATAGGTCATGCCAGTAGCATCACCCATAGCCAGATCAGTATTTGTAACCTCTACATCTGTGGTAAATACACCTCCAGAACCTGCGTCGAAGTCAAAAACAAATCCTCCAACAGAAGCATCGTACACGAGTGTTTCTCCGTCCTGAGGCGTCCCTATGACGTCATCAAGGTCCTGAATTCTGAACGCCATACCTATCGTATTGCTAACCTCTACGCTAGAGGGCGAGGGCGCGACGACAGTGGTGGAAGGTATTGATACTGCAGCAACAGAAACACTGTGAGATGCATTCTCACTTACGGTGACTGAAGGAGTGCTAGGCTGAGATACAGAAACACTCAAAGATGTATCTGAAACAGATACAGATGCTGATAGAGTCTTCTCTACTGAGACCGTTATCTCCTTAGTAGACTCCTGCTGGGTCAAGTCTACGTTAGGCATGTTTAGACTATTGTAATGTCCTCAATAACAGTGAATGTTCCCCTCAGCCATGTCTGAGCAGAATAAAGAGATGAAGTTGAGCTATCAACTTTTCTGGCCTCAATGTCGTAGACATACTGTCCAGCAAAAACATTCTTCATTGAAGCCGCTTCCGCAGTAAAGGTTACGGTGTTGGAGGAATCGTTTACAGTTATTGTCATCTTCTGAGTCTGCTGATTAACTGTAGCTGCTCCTGTGTTTACGGTGTATGTTGTCAACGTTGTCGAGTCGGCTCCGTATATAATAGGTGCCTCGGAATCGTCTTCGGCGCTATCTCTAACTTCCATTCGGAAATCATAATTAACAGTGTTGTCTCCGTCTGTCGCCCCGAGAAGATCTATTACATCCCCGTTATCATCCTTAAATGTAAGGGTGAAAGATATAGAGTCACCACGACGTGTGGTAATGTTCAACTCTTGTGATACGTCTAGATTCAGGTTAGCCATTTAGACCATGTTGTTTACGTCCTCCTCTAGCTCACCTCTACGATCTTTTCGTTGAGACATAAGCTTTGATTGCTGGACAGCTTGTTTTTTAACTCTATCGTCTTTTCTATCCTCCTTGAGGACTTCAAGTTTTTCTCTAAACTCCTTGTCGTCAGTCTTAAATCCGAGAGACGCCTGGATCTTGATGTTTTCAATTTCCTTGCGGAGTTCGTGGGTTGCCTGAGCAACCATGATTTCGGCTTGAGCTTTCGCTTGAATCTTCTGCATTTCAATCTGAGCCTCCATCTGAGCCTTTTGAGCTTCCATCTGAGCCTGAGCTTGCTGCTGCTGCTGAGCCAACTGCATCTGCTGTTGCTGTTGCATCTGAGCCTGTTGCTGCAATTCAAGCTTACGCTTCTTTCTACGGAGCATCAAAAGTCTTTCTGCCTGGTCTGGATCCTTGAGATCTCTGATTGCCATAGCGTCTTCAAGGTCGATTTCTTTTTGTCCAAGAGAAATCTGAACCATCTGCTCAAGCTGAACCTTGTCTCTTTCATCCATCTCCTTAACGACCTTTACACCGAAGTTGAACATCGACAAATCGTTGAAAGAAGAAAGGACTTTCATATTTGACTCACCAATAGCGTTGGTGTATGAGTTGTAAACCTTGGAGCCTTTGGGAATAATCTGAAGACACCTCACTATGTCATCACACACTCTCTTGAAGAGAAGCATGGAGCTGTTCGTAATATCATAGGTTGCGTTATTCGAAGCCTTGATAGCTTGCTCCCTAACACCCACCAAAGCCTCGCTGTTTGGAGAGCTCGCATCCATAACCTCGTTGATTCCCGTGGAATCTCTGATGAGCCGCAAATAGTGGTTATATAGCCCAATAAGCTCGTTGATATTGCGGATGCTGTTGCCAATCTCCCTGATAGGAGGGTTTTGGAATCCTCCTTCTGGGTTCTTGCTTCTGTAGTAAAAGACACCAGTCTGCTCGTAGATGTCGTGAAGATCCAGAGGCTGAAGCTCACCACCTTTTCCGAGCTGAACGTTCTCAAGCCCTTCGATGTCGATGATCAGTCCGTCTGGCTTAGCCTTTGCAATAGCCTGCTGAATCTTCAAGTGAGTCAGCTGGAGCATGTCTGCAAAACCGAGGCAGCCTCCGATCAATGACTTTGGCATCATATCCTGGATGTTGGTGGCAGCAATAGAGTAAGAAAGTCTAGCTCTAGAAAGCTCGTGCTGGTTTCTAGGTACGTCCTTCTTCAGTCCATATCCGAAAAGGTATCCGCAACCAAGAACGTAGCTGCCCCCGTAGACAGTGGTTATCTGCATAGGAACAGAAACCCTTTCAGTCAAGCTGTTTTGGCGCTCCTTGTAGGAGAATCCTTTATTGTAAAAGCCCGTGTTACCGAAACGACTTGTCTTCTCCTCAAAGAACATTGTATCTACAGACAAGAACTCAAAGTCAAGGACCTCAACAAGATACTCGTCATAACCGTAGTGAGTTCTTCCAGTGGCTTCGTTGTAAGTTTTCTTGTTGTAAGAAGCCGAGCTGTTTCCGTGCTGACCCATCACCTTCTTGGCGATCTTATCATACTGCTCCTCGTTGAGATCGTTGCCAGCAATTCTCTTCAGCTCTTGAATGGAGATCTTCTTAACGTGACCAGCATAAACCACATCAGAGAAGTTGGGATCCTCAGTGTAGCTATGAACAAAGTTCATGGGGTCGACATAGTTGGTTGTAATGCCGTAGTTGGGATCGTTGTCCCTCTTGACAACCGCCATGCCGCAGACCGTGAGGTCTTCAACGCATCTTCGGAATGTGGTATCATTAAACTCATTCCAGTGAAGCGTCATGCTTGCTCCAATCTGAGCAGCCACCTCTGCATCGGTCTTGATGCTAGACCCCATGAAAATCTCCGCCTCCTCAAGTGTTTCTGGAATCTGATCAGGATCATTTCCGATCGTCATCCCTGTCCTCTCCTTGAGCTTCATCAGCTCCTCTCGCGCGATAACCTCAGCCTCCATCTTCTTCTTTTCAAGATCCTTGTAAGAAGAGGACAAGGGGTCCACAGCCTCAACGTTAGGGTACGGAGACTTGGACAAGACATTGTTCACGACAATGCGGGAGAACTTAGGGAGTATAGGTACTGGCGTAAAATCCAGGTTCAAAAGGGTGCCATCAGAACCGTTTGGATCTAATGACGTCAGAAGCTTTTTATATATAACAGTATCCTGCGTTCCGTTGGCGTACTTTCTGTTCTTCTTGAAGGTTTCATACCTCTGCTTGAACAAAGAATTACCATCGTTAATGCTTCCCCACTGACTTTCAATGGCTTTGGCGTATTTGCATCCGTAACCATTGGACGCTTTCTCCTCAGAGGAGGCCAATGGATTGGGAAACCCCTTGCCAGTCTTAGCTCCGTAATTGTCGTTATACATTATTGGGGATTACTTGCATTTTTGCAAATATAGTAAATGCTGGATTTTCAGTTGATTTTGTATCTCCTGAAGAACCTCTTGTCAATAAAGTTACTTTCCTGTTTCTTTTTCTGAACCTTTTGAGCAGCCAGAAGGCACAGACCAGAACTTATACTAAGGTCAAACTTTGTTCTGTTGTCAATCTTGAATCCAATCCAATCTTCAAGGGTTCTTTCAAAGTACATCTTGCCCATTTCACCAGTCTCGTAGTTAACTCCTACATGGTTGTGTATATAAGCCTCAATAGCCTGGGCATGAGCCTGTATGATGTCCTGAGAGTTCGATGGTATACCTTTGGTCTTTGACTTCATGCCGCTGTTAGCGGCAACCAGATGCCTGGGCCTATCCATAAGGTAACCGTCATACCCTCTCTGCTCAAAATACCTTGCAATGCCGTATTTGTTGTTCTCAATAAGCACTGGGTATCCGTAGAAAACAGAAGCCATAAGGACGTCCTCGTAGAAGATCTTAGCCAAAGGCGGACGGGACGCATACTCCAGCACAAACATGTTCGATGGATACTCCATGTGGAACTTGTTGTACAGGTGTAGCGCTCCTTTCGACCCCCGTCCATCGACGGTGGCGTCAAGGTCGTAGGAGTCAACCCCGCCAACCCCCAGCTCTGCATTGGGTGCAATACGTTTGTTTCTGTCGTACTTCTTTAGGTTCCTGAGTTCCTTTGGAGGCATCCAGGCGACCCTGAACCTTCCGTTTGGATCAGGTCCAAATACTACTTCAGTATCTTTCTCTCCATTCTTCCAGTGAAAGTTACCTACAACCACAGGGTTGGGATATAGCTCCTCATTGTACTGAACCTGCTCATATATCTTACCGATATTAAAAAGACTACCGTCAATACTGTCCCGAAAGGCTTCATCCTCCGTGAAAGGGAACTGTCGAGTTACCTCGTTTAGCTCAGAGGCGTCGTGCTTCAAAGCATCACGCTCATTCTTGAGGTAAGCTCTAGCTCCTATGGTTATTTCCTCTCCATCGAGCCCATCTACAGGCTTCTCAGGGTTCTTTACTACGGGGTTCCCGTATTGATCAAAGAATCCTTCAAGGGATTCGTATGCAGGAATGAATAGCCTGTAAAGTCCGCTCCTAGTCCTCCCATTCGCGTTCCTCTCTGTAGGATTCGAGTCCTTCCAGAGATCTTTGTATTCCTTTCCTCCTTTGTCCATCGGATTTACGGTGCTTCCCACCATTGCTTTTCCGACGATTCTTCGCCCGACGATCAAACATGTCCGTTGAATCCTCCAGGCGTCCCTTATGTCTGTAGGTTTTTCCCATTTTCCAGCCTCGTCTAAGTATAGAATATGGAGTTTCTCACCATCGTATGCGTTATTCGTGGTGTTCTTCCAGTTAATTACCGTATTAAGAGCTTCGCCCTGCGTCGCAGTCTTATTCTTCTTCGTGATTCTCTTACTCGGCTCGCGAAAAGCCAGCTCCATGCGCGGATTGGTCGTTCCATCTTGAATGGGTTTAAAAAAGAAGGGGTAGTGTCGAAACATCTGTACGACCTTCTTCATGAATATATTTTCTTGCGCGTCCTTACCAGTCTTTGACTGGATCCCAAGGAGTTTGTCCTTGACTTGGGTCGCTTCATCTAGAAGCACAGACGAGCAGATATTCGTGTACCCGCTACGTCTGCACTTCGTGTAGAGCTGACCGATACAACGGTCGTCCGCCTCACACGCTGCTAAATGTACGAAAATATTTCTTTGGAACTTCAGGAAGCTCGGATAGCCTATGTCCATCCGAGTCCATTGGAGCATCATGTAGTGCCTCCCAGTAATATACGTAGGCTCACCTGCATTGAAAAACCAAAAGCCCTCACGCCTACGGCGAAACTCCTCTTCGATATATGGAGAAAATTTCTGTCGAAACTCTCTTGGCATCTCGGCCCACTCATCCATAGACTTAATCCGAGACAGTTCCTTTGGCATAGGAGTCCTCTCCCACAACTGCAGGCTCTTTGGCTTTTCATATCCTGCAATCTCCTTCTTGGGAGGCTGAGCGGGAAGTATAATGACCAGCCCACCGATCTCAACACTTTCACCCTTCGTACCCTTGGGGCAAATTGCGATAGCGTCCTGATCATCAGAATACTTGTCCATACCGATTGCTTCGGAAGCTAGGGGCACCTGATTTAGGATTTTTCAATTCCATGTACTTACCGCACGGACACTTGATGTCGTGGTAAGCTCCGTCGGCACCGAACTTGATCGTAACACCGCTCTTTGACTCCTCATGCTTGTCCTTGCAAGCGCAAATGTAATCTGCCATGATTATCGACCTTGTGAAGCGTAAGGCTTCTTGTATTTCTTAGACTTCTTGTTCTTAGACTGCTTAGTCTTAGCGTGAACGCCTTTGCGCTTTACGCGCTTAGTGACGTGTTCTGTTTTCTGTAATCTCATTTTATTTAATTTGTACGCCCGCCAGGATTCGAACCTGGGACCGTCTGCTTAGAAGGCAGATGCTCTATCCAACTGAGCTACGAGCGCATACAGTCACCTACTGCGTCTTCGCTTAGGTCTGTTGTTTGCTCTATTTTCAGATTGGGACTGAAGTCTGGTTTTGTCAGACGACCCTACGTGGGCCTCGTCGAGACCATCACCGTTGCCGTAGTTCCCTTTGCGACGGTTGATTCGATTGAGTGCTGCCCTGTACTTCTTGGCTTTACCGCCTTTACCATACTTGGCATACTCCTTCTTGTAGTCTCTCTTTTTGACTTCCATATTGCAAATATAATAAATTGTTGGGGCGGCGGGACTTGAACCCGCGACTTCCTGTGTATAAGACAGACGCTCTAACCAACTGAACTACGCCCCAGTTGATAGACCCATACTGCGTAGAGGGCCGTCTGACGAAAAACCAACAACTCAGTCCTCGCACTCGTCGTTCCAGGATTCATCCCAGAACATAAAATCAGGTTTATTACGTTCGAACACTATGTCCTTCCAATCACTTTGAGAACTTTTCGGCAAACCCTCCTGTGTAGTCTTTTGCTTCTTCGATCCCTCCATTTGTTTGTAGGTCTTTAATCATTTGTTCTAATCGCTGTCTTTCAACGATCAGCTCTTTACAATCTGTTGCTGTTTGCTTGATGGACTGAAGCTCCGCTTTGCGTGCGCTCCCGTTGATCTCAGGATCAACAGGTTTCTTCACTTCGTCGATCATGTTGTTGATGGCCACCTCCATAGACTTCATCAGTCTCTCTGCAGCATCAATCGTTGTGAACTTCCTGCGTGACAAAATTGACGTATAAAGGGGTTTTCTCTCCAAGGTAAGCTCCGACTACGTTGTAGTCAAGAAACTCCACTGCGTCTTCGTAGTCAGTACCCTCCTGCATTAGAATCTCTACCATCTTGTTGATGTCGTATACAGCCACCACGTTGGCACCGTATGTACACCCAACCAAGGCATCATCGAATCCGTCAGCAGTGAGGCACTCCTCCTCTTCCAGGATCTCCATGAGGTGTTCTTTATCAATCATGATTCAATAGGTTCTTCGACGTACATGAGGTCTTGGACACGAACTCGATAGTACTCCTTGCCGTCAATCTCGATCTTGTACTGCATCTTGTCTCTAAACACGACTACATCGTCGACAGAGACACCAGCTTCATCCAGGTAAGGAGCGTCAAAAGCAATACGACCTTTGGTCGTCGGATTTTCTTCGAGCTTCACCATCTCGATCAAATCAGATGGGAATTCATCCTCTTCGAAGATAGGTTCAATAAGCGTCCAGCCAGCGAGAGTATATATGTGTCCACTTTTTTCGCTCTTGTAGGCAATGGCCTGATTGTTGACCGTATGAGAAGGATCGTAGCGAACGAGGTAGTGATTGTCGTGGCCAGTGAGCACCTGTCCTTCATTCACCACGACTAGGTGGTGGAAGTACAAGGTATCGCCCTCCTCTACTCCAGTATCGTGTCGGTACGGAGCGCATACTACTGGCCCCTCCGTAACACGCCACTTGAACTCATTGTACTTACCGTCAATAAAGATCTTAGCCCCATTTTGGAGCACGATCTCATCGTGAACTGGCTTCTCCAGCTCAACGACAAACAGATCTAGCGTCTTCATTTCTTGTATGGAAACTTCTTGTTCAAAGTCTCACGGCGCTTCTCACAGCCGCAATCTTTGCTAACTTTCTTGACCAGCTTCTTGATGCCAGTCGCAGTGGTGACTTTATCGATGCTGTCACCGAGCCCTCTGCTTTTATTCATCAGAAATTTAAATCGTATTCAATTATACAAGGCATATCATCTACAGACTTCCAGAGCACCTGCCCGTCATCTGTTTGGATATACACAAGATACCGCATTTTTCCGTAATGATGCAAGTGAGCACCGTCTAATTCTATTGTAGACACCTTGCCCATCCCTGCTCTCATGCCTACAAAATAGGCCATGGCATCCTTCGGGTCTCGCCCGATGATGATTTTTCTAATAAGTCCTTCCATTAGTTAAGTGAAATGCCCAGCCCACTGAGCAAATCGTCCAAATCTGGACCTTGATCTTCAGGCGGGGAGTATGAATCAGTCATAAAATCCTTTACAATATCTAGTTCGCCTTGAGACTGCATATTATAGTGGAAAAACGTCTTCATATTCGTCATACCCTCTTCTGAATCGATTTCATCAAGCAATCCAACAACAAAAGCTGATATAACTCTCTCACCCACGTCGTATTTGTTACAGATTTCGGCAAAAGCTCCAGCAAGTTCCTGCATTTCGAACCAAAATCCGTCTTCCTCCATATCTTTGTAACGATCGTTATCCATAATTCAATGCCTAAAAGTGTAGTTTCAAAAAAGAAGCTCTTTCGTGAATTCTCTAAGCTTAATCAAAGGTACGTAAAAAGAAACTTCCTTAAGTATTTGAGAGTTAATATAAGGGATTTCTGCGACTCCAATGACATCTTCGAGAAGGAGCTCATGTTCATGCTCTGGGCCTATGATTTAGAGTTCTGGACCCTACGATTTGCCGCAGAAGATTACGATTACTCAGAAAAAAAGCTCGCAGACAGGATTGTCTACGAGCTAGTTAAACAAGGGTATGTATACAAGCACTTTGACAAGCTTACGCCGTCGAGTACTTACGAAGATCATCTCTTCAGAGAGGAGACCAAATACAACTTTAGGGTTAGATACGCCCTAAGTCAGAAAGGAAGGCTTCTGGTGCAGAGGTTTTACAAGCTCTTACCGAATATTACTTCGTAATAAACTTTCCCATCATCGTCTCGTAGAGCTTTGAGACACCTTCCACGATTAACACCATCGCGCACATAGCTAACGTGCACCCAATCAGGATCATCTTGATCACCAAATTCCCAAATAAGCTGATCAAACGTAAGGTTGTTAAGTATAAACTGGAAGATCTGACTGTTCGTACAGCCTCCGAATACGTCTGCGTCGAGATCGAGAGCTCTGCCCTGAACATGCTGACTACGTATTGAGCCGCCGACCTTAGCGTTGAGCTTTTCGCAACGATACCCGCTCGACACGTGTATAGGAACTCCGAAACTGTCCCTAAGAGGTTGAAATACATCTTTTGCAATGGCTCTAAGATTTTCAATCTCCCAATCATCGGGAGTGTTGTCTATACCCAGCCGCTTGGCCGTGTTACTTTTGGTCACTTCTGCGAGTGACAGATTTTTTGACAGCTTCATTGTTTAAGCGTCTTTTTTCATTTTCTACTCCAGGGTCCTTGCGCTTGCGCCGAGGGTTGAAGTAGGGCTTTCTCACTTTACGCCAGTGAGTTCTCTGTACTTTTTTACGAGAGCTGCTGCAGCTGGAGTACCCTTAGCCTTCTTGATCTTAGCTTCGAGGCCTTTCATCATTGCCGCTTTCTTAGGGTCGTACTTGCCACCCTTCTTGTACTTCGGAGGAAGACCCCTGGCAGCCCTCTTTACCTTCATAACCTCATACGCCCTGTCCTGGGCCTCGTCGGAAAAGAGGCGATTTGATTCGGCAAACTCATTTATGTCGAATCGGTCTCTACCGATAATAGGAAGATCCTTGGGAAGCCTTCTCCCCTTGCTGTCTGGCATGTCCTCAAGCTGCTTCAGCTTGGCCTTGACCTTGCCTCCTTTGTCGTATTTCTTC